TGCTATCGGTGTCGCAGCGAATTATCATGTGAATGATTCGGTATCACTCAACGGTGGTTGGGCATATGATTCTGTCACGGAAGGTGTAAACAGTTTCACCTTTGGTGGTACACTCACCGAGGGTCTTCTTACTCTCGATGCAGACTGGATTGCTAATGATGCAGGTGCTGGTAGTCTCGACAACTGGTCTGTAGTCACCACTGCTTCTTACCAGTGCATGGATAACTTCGAAGGTTTCGCACAGTGGGAATACGGTGACTACGATGGTAGTCTTAACCTACTCACCGTAGGTGGTAACTACGATCTCGCTCACGGACTTGTCTGGACCAACACGGCCGGGTATGCTCTTGAGGGTATCGGTAGTAACTTCGACACAGAAAACACTGGATGGCGTTCTGGTTCCGATTCGGGACAGTTCGTTCTCCGTAGTGGTATCACTATTAGTTTCTGATTTAACGAAGTTACCTGTACACAACCTAAAGACCTCTCGTATAAATACTCTTTATACGGGAGGTTTTTTATGGCCATTGCAGGAATCGATTACAGTTTAACATCACCAGCAGTATGCGTTTTTTCCAAACCATCATCTGCTAAGTTCAAGTTCGAGCATTGTTTGTTCTTCTATCTAACAGACACTGAGAAATATGCGACATCATTTCTCAAGAACATAAAAGGCGAGCGATTCAAATCAATTGGATCTCCCGTCAATCTGTGTCCTGACTCTGGTCGATACGATAGCATATCAGACTGGGCAATCGATTGCATCAAGGGATGTGATCAGGTAGCACTCGAAGGATATGCCTTCAATGCAACAGGTAGAGTCTTCCAGTTAGCAGAAAACGTAGGAGTTCTGAAGTACAAGTTATTCCAGTCTGCCACGCCACTTGAGGTTGTAGCACCAACTGAAGTAAAGAAGTTTGCAACCATGAAGGGTAATGCGTCCAAGGATCTCATGTTCGATGCGTTCGTAAAAGAGACTGGGAAGGATCTATGTAAGATCATGACACCTAAGAAAACAGGCGTCCAGAACCCGGTATCGGATATCGTGGACGCCTATTACATCTGTAAGATGCTACACGGAAAGATCAACGGGTATGCTTAAATCCATTCCGAACTTTAACTTCGTTTATTATTTTCTTGGTGGACGGATCGGTGATTGTGTATGCCACACCACCTTTTGAGAACATTTCGTTTCTAACGTCCTGTGGCATCTTTTCTTTGATTACCTCGACTAACTCCACCACTTGATCGTTTGTCTTTCTTTCTGTCTTTGCTCGAAGGATAAGATAGATCAAAGTACCAACAGCAGTTATGATTCCTGCTATGGTGATCCAGAATCCTACTGCTGCAATCTCTTCTAGGTAATACACGGAAGCAGTAGCAAAACCAAGAATCAGAAGTCCTGCAAGGATAAGCGTACCGCCGAGTTTCTTGCTGTATGAAACCATGAAGATACCAAGAATGAGTCCGGCGAACCCTATCACATAGAACAGGGTAATCGTACCATAAAAGTTCTCGATCGCCTCGCGTCGTAAAGCGGCATCTTCTTTGTTCAACTCTGCAACTTCTTTTTCCAGTTGTGCCACTTTGGCGCCACTTTGTCGAATTAATTCATTTGCACGATTTAGGTCTTCTAATGCCTCTTTTGTCTTTATTGTTTCATTTTCGATGACGTTAGTTTCATCGATTATGTTATGCGCCCGATCCTCGATGCGTTCGATCTCCGGTGTTCGTTCTCCAAACGCCGTGATATCAAGGATACCATCCGCATCTCTACGAATGGTATCACTACTCTCCTCAATTATAGTAGAGGATTCGTCTATTTGTTCTGTTGTTTCTTCCTGAACTTCTATCGCGTGAGTGATTGTACTCGACGCTGATGGTTCTGGTGTAGTTTCACATCCGATTAAAAGACATGACAATAAGAGTAACCTTTTCATTTTCACCTCCTGCGGAGCAGATACTGCATCTCCCCAGTTTTCTCGTTTCTAACAATTACTGACTTGGAAGGGTTTCGGTGGGCGAACTTTTTGATGTCTTCTCGACCCACATCTTCCATCTTGAGTTTGCGATTCCATCTTTCGTGTTTAGTTCTTCCGTAGTTGCATTGCATGTACTCGTCTTCGGTAACATCAAACACTCTCGCACCAGCGAAGGATTCATAACCTTCCTTGACTTGTTTTCTTCTCTGAACGTCCCCAGTCATACCCTTCTTCACAGGAGGTTCGTCACCGAGTCCTGCAACCTGTCCACCACCAGCGTTGTTTGCTGGTACGTCTTCGGTTAGGAGAATACCTTCTTCTTGTGCGTATTCCATGATATGTTGCTCGACAAGATTCCAGTCGCTGTACTTGCCCTTTGTTTCTTCTTTGAGGAGGAACAGAGCAGCAGCAAACGAACCAAACCTACTCTTACCGCCTGGAACCTTATCGAGAATTCGTTTCAGGTTCCAACCAATCTGGTGAAAGATTGTGTATGTTTTCTTCTCTGCTGTTCCTTGAAGATCTTTTCTTTTCTTGAGAACCTTACCATTAGCATCAATGATCCCAAGTTTGTACGCCTCGGTCTTATCCCATGGCGTGCTTAGGATCTTGATGAATTTGTATGCAATGAATGCGTCTACTGCGCCCATTAGAGGCCTCTCAATGTTTCTACTATTCTTGGATCTAGGGGAATCTCTTCTAGATCTATGTTCGGGACTTTTCTTGGTAAGAAATTAAGGTAAACTAAAAATGTCTTGAGTTGAGGTTGTAATTCTTCATCAATCTTATGAAATAACAAACGACACATCGGTTCACAATCAAACACGTTGTTCATTATTATTAAGTGATTCAGTATTAATCGTTCCCGTAGTTCATTTGTTTTGTGGTATTTTCTCAGAAGACGTTTGATATACTTGATTCTATTCAGGTCTTCGTGGAACTCTTCAATACCAGTGAACTGTGGGTTTTCATAATGCTTCATCGCATACATCACGAAATTTGCATCATTCAACTCATCGAAATTCATATTTTATACGATCTTTGCTTCCATTCTGTATTCTCCGCCATCGGAGGTTACATTCACATTGAGAGAGAGACTTCGACCCAACTTGGGTTCGATGCCATCGTCTTCTTTGACTACGCCGTCCATGTCAACAAACCCATACCTACCACCGTATGCGTTGAGTCCGTATGACTGTTCACCGAGTCCTACATTTCTATGATCCATATCAAACGAAAGTCCCACAGTGTTGAGTCTAGCACGAAGTTCTGCTAGTCTATGTCCGGGGTTGAGACATGGACCACTGAGGAATGACTCGATGAATGCATTGACTGCACTTCGTGATTCTTCGGTGGTAATATCGTTGAGGTTTGCGATCGAGTCTCTGGCAGATTTACCTACGCCAAATCCTGCTCTGGTTTCGCCACCTGTGCTTTCGTGGATGTCTTCTCTTAATTCTTTGAACTTTTTCATGTTGGTTCCTTTTCTGGGTTAAATGTCACATATATTTATGCCATTTATTTTTTGTCTTTGTCTGATCCGTCTTTCTTCTTGTGTGACTTGTAACCCTTTTTCTTCATATACCACGCGAGTGCATATGGGTTGTCTACTTCTTTATGCTTCTTCATCGCCTTCACGGTTCCCTCGAATCCGGGAGGAGATACTTCATCAAGATCCTCATTCTTGGGTACACAGTTTGGGACTACCTTCCCGCCCTTCATTTTCGTACCTTTCTGCACATGGGTATCCCAACATGCTTCTTTGAACGACTTGATCCTCTTCTGTCCGGGTGTATCGTCTGCATAGGTATCGGTGCATGATTTGGTTCCCATCTCCCGATCCTTTGGTTTTAGTTTCTCTTCATTCGTACCAGCACGGGCGGCCTTGAGTCTTTCTCTCTCTTTATCTTTAGCAACCTGCATCATCTTTTTTCTGATGGCATCTAGTCGGGCCTTGGGAACCTTCTTCAATTTGCCGTCGATCTTTTCTTTTGCAGAGTGAGACAGATCTGCATAGTTCTTACCTTTCAAGAACTTCTTCTTGAGAGCATTGATTGCTTCTTTGCCTGCTTTCTTCTTAAGATCTACTGTGCCTTTTTTCTGCTTCTTCTTGCGAAGTCTAGTCTTCAGTCTTCTCTTAGAAGTTTTCTTTGCTGCTCTAGAGATGTTCCTTCGCTGTTGAATTGTGAGTTCATCAACTTCAGTCTCTTCGTGTTGCTTCTGTTTCTCGCCAGGAGTGTGACCGTTGTCGCTTCGGTTCGAAGACTTGGATTTGATACGAAGGTTGGATGGAGAATCGTTGTGTGGATTGTGATCCTTGTGATCTATATCCTTTCCGTCTCCTTTAGCGACTCTACCCTCTCGTTCTGCTTTTTTCCGGGTTACGGTGCGTGAGATGCGTCTTGCACGCTGCTCAGGACTCGCATGATGCTTCTTGTATTCGTCTGCATAATCACGATCTTCCTTGAGGTTCATACCCTTTGCGATCGCGTTGTATAGTCTCTTTGCTGTTGTCTTGGACACTGAGTCCGGCATCCCTTGCATGAACAGATCGAAGTCTTTATCTCCTACTGCTTTTCTCATCTTAGATGCTGACATGCCACTGATATCGCTCGAATCTGGATCACGCTTTCCTGCACTGACTACCTTGAACGAATCAAAGTAGAATGCCTTCTTGGGATCTGGATGATCGATATACTGTGTGATTTGTTTGCGTAGATCAGCAACCCTGTCGCCCCCAACGATCAGGATTACGTTCTTGTAACCCTGATCGCTGAGTTGTTTGGCGGCATGAAAGGGTGTGATGATTTTTTTATCATTCACGATGTTCGCTTTCTTGAACATCTGCTTCATGAACTTTACCTTGTCCGTGTGGGACAGAGGATTTTTCTTGGGGTCATTTGATACACTTGGATAAATGCGGTGTTCTGCTCCTTGCTTTTTCGCTACAGAGATAACCTTGTCGATCAGGAGTTGATGTCCCGATGTCGGTGGTTGAAATCGACCAAAGGTATACACAATTGTATCCTTGGCACTTTCCATAATTGAAGTTTTAAAGTCGTTTAAACTTTTCATGTAGATTTCCGATCACCTCCCGCAGTGTTGACACCGGGACACCAACGTGCCCTGATGTCAGTCTTTATTCCACGGGAAAATTTTCCGTATCCAATTCCATAGTGGTACACCTACGAGTGCGCCGGCGGCAAACACTACTATGGTGTAAAATGCTGTTCCTAATGCGTTTTGAATTACGTCCATTTATCAATCCTTTCCAAATTTACTCTTCTTAGGTGCAGGTTTTTCTGCAACTACTGGTTTAACTACTTCTGCGACTGCTTCTACTGTTGGTTCTGCTACCTGATTACCTTTACGGCGAACCAGTTTAGCACGACCCAACTTAGAACTATCAGTTTTTCTTACGTCTGCTCGTCTCATATGTATTCTCCTTATGTCCAGTTTTTAGATACTGTGAAGTTAAGTTTAGAAAATTCTAATCGATCAACCAATTTCAGGGCATTGCCTGATGGTTTATCTATGGCAACGAATCCTTCTGGTGCCGTGACTTTGAATCCGTCCTCTGTTTTGATAAACGTGCCTAGATTTTTTACCTTCTCTAATTTCCTGACGGTATAAATCTTTGCTTGAGTCAGAGAATCATGTAGATCAAAGACAGATTGGAGTTTTTTTCGGTTCTTAGACAAAAACTTCATGGAGGCATCCATTACTTTTTGCTTCCGTTCCTTTGCTCTATCTGTCTTCAAATTATCTATGGCAGTCTGCATCTTGTCTTCCATACGTTTTTGGAAATCCGCCGCAGACAAACTCGATGAACCCTTTCGGATCTGAGCATTGCCATAGATCTTCACTTCAGATACTAAGTCGCTATTGTGCAACTCATCAATGAAAGATCCTGCTGCCTTGAACTTCTTCTTAGCAGCATCAATAAGACCACGCATCGTTTTCACTTCTGCCTTCGTAAAGGTGCTGGCGCCCGAAGTATCTTTAAACGATGCATTATCATACCAGACGCTTGATGATTTACCTAACTTACTGATGTTTGGATTAAATCCCGCCTTCATGGTGGCCATTGTCTTACCTGTGTATTTAGTATGCCAAATAACTCCGATCTTTGCTCGCTTAATTACTTTTGCGAGATCGGAGTTAGATGGCACTGCGTAGGTGATGGTATTTGGTTGGAAAGTGATGTGACTTTCGCCGTCAATATCCTGTACCTCGATGCCGTCGGAAGTAAACATGACATCGCCCTGTAATACTCCCTCGATATTCAGTTTTTTGAGTTCCTTGAGTGCTACCTTTAGAGTAGTACCAAGTCCCCCCGGATGATTCTTGTCGATGTCGGCATTCGTGTAGTTGATCTTCGGTGTTGCCTTGTTGAAGACAGACTTCGATCCGACAAAGAATTTTCCATTCTCTGGGTTGACTCCTGCAAACACTGCCGGGGCGCCATCCCACTTCACTGTAATGTTAACCGACGACTTACTGTTTCCAGCAAGCATATCGGTTACTGATTCCAAGAACCGTATGGCCTCCACTGTGCCTTTGCTCCCATCATTGAAGATAGCGTCTTCAATGTGTTCCATATGGAGGTTTTTTGATTCAGATAAGAACTCTCTGAATGAATTCATGTCGGTCCTCGTTTTCATAAAGATTATCTATGATATACATACTATGTAGGTTTTTAAAGTATAGGAGATACAAATGGCGTACAAGACATTCAAACGGTTTGAGAGTGCGGTGGACGAACAGATCTATCAGAAGGCACAAGCACTTTATCTAGATGATACTGATCCACAATCTATATCATGGGAAGATTCTAACGGAAACACGACAACCCTGACAATTCCAAACAGAGAAATTATCCCATTCGGTGTGTATAAAATCAAGGCACTTCCCGGTTCCGGAACACTTTACATTCTGTATTGAGGTGAAACAATGGCGAGCAATAAAAGTGATTCATTCCAAACATATAGAACATTCGTAGACTCTCAGTGTAACGGCACTACCACCGCAGGGATTACATTCAATCCTCCACCAAAGGCACTTTATGTTATTCAGACCAGTGGTGGTGGATCAAGGGCGTTAGGTTTTCAATACCGAAACCTCGATGGCGAGATTATTAAGATCGGCGCGATCGATGGTGCTGGTCAGGCCCAGACAATTCTAGAAATCGGAGACTGCCGTCAAATATTGACGATCTTGGACCGAAGCACTCCCGGTAATCCTGCTGATCCAAGTGATAAAGTCATAGGACTCTATTGAGCGTAATACTCTTCGATAATCTTTTTCAGATTTTTCACATGACGAACAGGAGACGAAACAAATGCGTTTGTGTCTCCTGTTTCGCATGACATGAGGATCACTATCTGATCGATAGGAGTACCAGTCCTCTCTTGCCACATGATTGAGTATGCGGTTGCCTGCATGAAGTATTCTTCGATGTCATTCACACTCTTGTTGCGAGTGCTACCCTTGAAGTCGATGATCGAAAGTTTACCATCGTATTCGGCAACACAATCAACACGACCTGCTAATTGAAGAAGATCCGAATAAAGAGGCACTTCCTGTGCATGGACGTTGTTGATCTTGTCCAGTTCAGGACGCAACTGATCAAACAACTGCCAACTGTTAGGTCCGCAGTCTTCCATGCTGATGTCTTTGTTGTCTAAGTAGTCCTCGATCACTGAGTGCAGTGTGTTGCCTCTGGAAAGGACTCGTCTTGATTCCTCTGGATTCTTGCGTCTCCATTCAGCAAAAAACGCCCTCTTCTTAAATCCCACTACCGTAGTCACGGAAGGGTAGGAAATGCCGGAAGGCGTTTTGTATACTCTCTTACCAGAATCTTCTGTTGTTGCTTCTAGATCATCAAATGCCTCAGCATCATCAACGTGTGTAAACTTCAAAGTCATACTCATATTATACCATCCTTTTTGTTTTAGTGCAAGTCTTTTCCTATATTTATACCAAGTATGTACTGTCTCTCGGAGACTACAGGCACCCCGTTCCCTTAGTTTTAGACGATTACTAGACAAGAGGTCTAGATAGTCCGCAACAAAGGCAATCGGGTGATCAATATCGTGTTGCCTCATGAGGCATTTCAGAATCGATCTCATCGAGCGGACTCCACTTCGATGTTAATACTCCGGCATTCTCTAACCAGTTTGTATATCTATCAATTCTCAATACGCTGTTGTCTATCACTTTATCTTGCAGTATCTGTAGGTAAGAAACTACACCGACCAGTACGAACTTGCCGTTTTCTATGACGAACACACCACCACCAGAATCACCGAACCTCATTGTTTCCTTCATTGGTAACATCTTGAAGAAATTTGGTTCGCGTTCCAGAGTGCCATAGTAGAACATCACGCCTGGTTTGCTTATCTTCTTGATTCCGAGTGAATACCCCACGGTAATCAGCGTTCGGAATGGAGTGAGGTATGATGGATCGATACTGACATCAGGGAATTGTACACCAAGAACTTTCTCTTCGAGTTCTACAATGGCGATGTCATTTCTGATTGCCGTGTTGCCCTCGTAGTCTTCGTGTAGGCAGATGCTTTCTATCTCATAGAACTTTTTACCAACACGAAACTTAGTTGCTCCGGTTGATGCCTCTACTACATGTGCTGCTGTTATGATTGTGTCTTCGTCGATGAGTGTGCCGCCGCCTATCAAAGAACCATTCTCTTTGTGGAATGAACCCACACATTGGAGTGGACCTTCTGATGGATCAAAGAACCAAAGAAACCCGGAATCTGCTAAGAAATTGCCGGGTGGTTCTGGGTTTACTTTTTCTTGGGTGGAACATGATGATGTAAGTATAAACGAGAGACACAATGTTATACTTGCCAAGATGTGTTTACAACTATACATCTATAATATATAGGCACGTTTTTACACAAAATGCCTAATTTGTTATAGATTCCAGCGTTTCCATGCTTCAACGTCACCCATAGACATAAACAGGAGTGATATATTGGTTTCTTTGCGTGGTTTCTTATTCAGGGGCATACCTGCTTCCTTCGGTGTGCGGTTGCCCTTGACATTATTGCACTTCATGCATGAGGAGACGAGATTCTCCCAACCACCGCCGCCACCACGACTCTTCGGGATAACGTGATCTAACGTGGTATTCTTTGAAGTGAGACGGGTACTACAATACTGACACAGATAACTATCTCGTTTGAGAATGTTGTTTCGTGTTGGGTTTGCCGTGCTAAACGGCAATCGCACATACTTGAGAAGCATGATTGCACAAGGTAGTCTGAATTTACCGTTGTTTGTCTTTACTTCGTATGCATGTTCATAATTATAGGGCGCCTGTGCCTTACCCGAGAATAATAGTGTAATCGCTCTTTTCCAATCAATCACATTTATTACTTCTTCGGAAGCATTCAGCAGCAACACATTTCTGCTCATTTACAGTCTCCGGTGTGAGTTGGTTATATCATAGCAAAAAAATAGGGGAGTGTCAAGCACTCCCCCGTTTTTTTCATTCGTCTTCGAAGTGTTTCAACAGGTATTCTGCTGCCTTATCCTTCTCCGCCTTTGAGAGTTTGATGGAACTGCCGAACTCCTTGTTGTACGCCTTGATTCCATCGTTGACTGCGTATGTCCATGCCTTGATGGCAAGTTTATCATCGTAGTTTCCCTTTGCCTTCTTCTTAGCAAGGTTCTTGATGATGGGTTGGATACGCTGACGATAAATCTGTGCGTGGTTGGATGTGAACAGTTCAATCTCTCTGCGTTCTACATCATCCTCGTTAATCATATTGATCTCCTCGCCGACTTGTTCGACTTCTTCGTTCGAAATTGTGAATCCCTTGATTCTCTTCTTCTTGAGTCCTGCATCAAGTGCTTTTCGATCGGCCTTGGCAACCTTGATTGTACCGTCTGGTGCGATCGTACCCATGATACCAAGTTCCCTCATGATTTTTCTTGCGGGATTTGGACCTTGAGTTACCCATTGTTTATTCTCTTTGAACACTTTCTTCATGCGTGGGCCTTCGTCTGTCGAGATCAATTTACCACCATGCTTCTTCATGATCTTTGCCATCTGCTGATGCGCCCGTGTTGGACTACCGACACCTGCTCCTGCCGGACCCTCTGTCCTGACTTTACCGTCACTGGTTCCAGTCGAAGATCCTAATCTTTTCTGTGAGATTTCTCGCATGAACTCCTGTGCAGTTTCTTTGTCTGCGAACTGGAACTGGAAGGACTCCTTGAGTTCCTTTTCGTCTCTTTCTCTTGCGAGATCGGCAGACTCATATCGTTCCATGACATCGCTGACCTTCAGGTACATATCAGAATCGGGATCGTAATACTTGCCCTCTTTTTTATCGTAGTAGAAAATCTTACCAGACTTGCGACTCTTGTATGGGCCTTCGAGTCCTTCTTTCTCACGGTTTGGATAACGCTCACGATCGATGGGAGTGCTAACTACGAATCCCTTACCTTTGCCACCTCTCATGACCTGCTTGTAGTGTGCCTTTGCAGACATCTCATCGATCGTTTCCTCACCGATGTTCATCTCACCGAGTTCGGGATCGTACTCAGGGTTTTCTCTCATACCCTTTTTCTTTGCCTTTGCCGCTCTCTCTTTTCTTTCCTTCTCCAACCTCTTCATATATTTCTTATATGATGGAGTGTTCTGTGCTGCCTTCATACCACCGAATGCAGTCTTGAGAGGGTTCTGGGTTGCTGGTCCCTCTGCGAGTTCGCTGTCTTCTGCTATGGCGTGACTGAATGTAGCACCACTTACCTTCTTGATAAACTCACCAACTTTTCTGCGTGCTGCACCACCATGATTATTTGCATCAAAGACGAAAGATGCTTTGCCGTTATTAAATTCTGACTCTTTATATCCATCAATGGATGCAATCATTGATTCAAGTTTTCTGTACGCTGTTCTGCTTGCAGTGACAAAAACAGTGTGGATGGTTGCTTCATCAACCTGTTCAACGTCTTCACCCATACGCTTTCTGTAGTCTTTACCGGCAATCTTACGCATGTCGAGATCAGTCTTGGCCTTTACCACACCTTTTTGTCGCTTTCGCAACTTCTTCATCTCACCTTTGTCCGCAGGCATGTGACTTGGTTTGTCTGCCATTCGAGTGACACGCTTGGTGTTGTCCTTCTGTGCCTTGCTGATGTAGGATCTCATGGTTTTTGCCTTGAGTTCATCGAGTTCAACATGATCCTTCAGTGAACCTGTTGCACTATCGTAACCCTTGAGACCGAGACGATCGGGGTGAACTGAGAAATAAGTTCCCTCGTCGCGGCGTTCCGTTGCTGCGATAACCACATTATACTTGTCAAGTTTCATGGCGTGATAAAAAATATCATCACCCTTCTTGAACCGAACGGTTTCACCCTTTTTGTTGTAAGTCTGGAAAGGAGTCTTAACTCTACCATTCTTCCAACCCTTGCTCTTGGAGTTTACTTGTTTCTCCCACCACTCGTCGACCTGTTCAACTTCTTCCTTGACTTCAGGTTTCTCGTGTCCATACCCCTTCTTCTTCATGGCAAGGTGATCTTGGTAGGTTTTCGCTTCGTAACCCTTACCAGTCTTGGGATCGTACATCATGTGGGGTTTGAAAGTCTTCTCGTTGTATGGATAACCCTTACCCTTGAGAGGTTCATCGATCTTCATGTTTCCGCATGAGGCCTCTTGGATATCTGTCCGCATGGTTTCGGTGATGTCGATGAGGTGGTTGTCTTTGAGAATTTGTTGTTTCTCTGCCAACATGGCAAGAAACGCTTTATGTGGTATTGACATTATAGTCTCCTGATAGTTTATATCTATTTATCTTTTCACGGGTCCACACACTCGCCCTTGAGTATTCGTTTGAAGTCATCAGTCATGAAGGCGAAGAACTGCGGTTGACTCTTAAAGTCGCCTTTGTATCGAAGTTGTAGATCCAGAAGTTTAACTTTACCTACTCTGATCTCGAAGAACACCTTCGCAGCAACCGAATCCTGTTTGGCGGCAGGGTTTGGAACCTGCACCATTTTGTAAGGTTTCTTTGCGGCAGCAAGGTGACTCAATGCACACAATACACTTTCCTGTGGGTATATTTGTCCTTTACCTATGCTTGGACCAGTCTTTGGGTGGTGTCTACCGACACCTGTTGCTAGTGTGAATCCAAAGTAATATTTATCGAGATCTCTGTTCGCATTTAGTTTATCGTTCAACTTTGCCTTAAATACAAGGTTGATTAGTGAGTTTGCAAACATCTCCATGTGTGGTTCAATAATTTTTACCAGTTGTGTGAACAGATTACCAGTACCAACTTCTTTATTCATCCACTTTTTGAAACTTGCTACTTCGTTGTCATATCCCTCTGCCAATGTTCCTTTGAGGTTTACATATTGCTTACCCTTACTGCCCTTGGCCTCTTGATCCGTGGGTTTTGCCATCAGAAGTTCAGCATCGTTTAACTTTTTGTGTCTATCTTCTATTTCAATCAATCCCTTTTTATCTGCCTCTCTAACTTTGGAAGCAAACCATTTCACACGGACATCTCTTAGTTTGTCTTTTATCGCATCAAACTGTGGACCGTCCATGATAGAGTCGAATGCTTTGTTGATGATAGTGGGATCGGGGGCCAACTCCGTATCTTTCTTTTTCAGAGAGACTCCGTAGTAGTATTCGTTAGAACCCTGTTTACCCGTATAAAGGATAATGTCCGAAGAGTTGTAATCTTTCATACCAAACGCTTCGAACTTAAATGCATTCACTGGTGATGGCCACACATTACCTGTCATGTATCCTGTCTTGATTACCGTATCTGCCGGTTCGTTGTGGTGTTTAGTCAACCACTCCTTGGTCCCTATTGCTCCAGATATCGCACGACAAAAATCATCCAGAACTTTGTTGTTCTGTGGATTCATTGCACGAATGAACTCGTTTTTACCAGTACCAAACTTGATCTTTTCCGTAGACTCGATCATCTTCTTTACGGAGTTGACAAAGGAGACGAGGTTCTCTGTACTGGAACCTGCCTTTACCAGATCTTTTTTCTTGTAGAACATGCAACCTAACATTGCAATCTCTGAGAATTCTAGTGCCATGATCAGCGCCTCCTTAGAATGATGCCGAGTTTACGAGCAATCTCGCCCGCCCGGTCCAGTCGTTTTCCTGATTCCTTTATCTTCAAGTATCTGTCACGCATGATCATGTAAAAATCGCCGTTAACGGCAGCACCCTTGAGTCTTGCGAACACAAGGTCCATAAAGTTCTTCTTTGCTCCCTGTGCAGATTTGATAATCACTTCATCGGGGAGCGTTCTTGCTCTGTTCTTATTCTGTTGTATCGCCACATCAACATCGGTGTACACGAAGATGATGTGCATGTTCTCTGGTTTGTACCCTGCACCATACAACCTCTTCGAGAACTTCTCAATCTCCCCAGCAAACGAGAAGGTACGATCGAACAGCAAGTTCGGTAGTAAATCGGGACTTCTCTTGTCTAACGAGAATAGTTTCTTCGTCATCCTAGACGAGAGACGTTTGTTGAGCATCAAGGCGTGCATGATCTGTGAACCCTCGGGTGTGTTGGGATCAACTCCCTTGAGTTCTTCATATCCTTTAAACCCTGCCTTCGCTGCCTTCTGCATCAGTCTCTTTACATCGTCTGGGTTGACTGTCTTATACTTGGACACATCAATCAGGTTTCTGATTGCGGTAGACTTACCACTAGCAGCACCTCCAACTAGGAAGATGATCTGTCCATAGTTTGCACCTTTGTTTGGTGAAATAAACGCTTCTGCTAAGGATCTTCTAAAACTTCTCATCTAAACATTGCCATGGTCGCACCAATCTCGGTACGTTTACCAGTAGTCTTTCCTTGTATCATTCTACGGATTGCATCGCCCTCTAGAACCTTGATCGCTTTGTCTTGAACATCTTCGAATGGGCCTCTGTAGTCTTGAACGTAAACTGCCTTGAGTTCTTTCCCTAGTTTACCAGCATCTTCGAGCATATTCAAGACTTTTCCTGCAAGTCTTTCGTTCATTTTCACGCCACTGACTTCACCGAAGTCACCGCCGGCGATTACTCGCACCCATCCTTTTTTCATTGCCATCTGTTCTACGCCCCTGTGAACATCATATGTTCCCATCGCCAATTGACGGAATGCCTTTCTGGCCTCCTTGTCTGGTTCGGGTGCGTCCATACCATCATACTCTTTCTCAAGTTCTGCGATGATCTTCTTCATGTCCAACCCAAATTTCTTGGGATCGCTGGCAATCATCTCGACATGATATGGATTCATTTTGTTGTGCAGGTGCATCTTCTTCGAACGAGGGTGTACCCAACCCTTGTATCCTAAAGCAAGAATGCCCTCGGTGTGTAATTTACACTCTGCAATGTATTGTTTGAATGAAAGCATATCAACCTCTTGTGATGTTTGTTAGTTTTTGCATTTGCAGATCACACTGGGTGACTCGCTGTGCGCCTGGCCAGTACAGATAGTCTTTCTCTGCATTCTTCTTCAGATTCTGGAGCAGTGGCATAACCACACTCTCGATCTCGTTCATCTTTGCTCTGAGCAATTGATCGTATTGATCCTTCACTTCGTTCGCACCTTCACAAGTAGAGTTGATCTGTAGAATCAGATCCAACTTCTCTTGCATTCCACGGATTTCTTCTGCCGAAGCAGATTCTACCTCTGGTTCTGACGGACCCAGAATAGAACCAAGTTCGTCTTCGTTGACGGCAGTAAACCCAAAATCAAATGGTTCTTCTGTAGACATAGTTTTCTCCCTAGTATATAATATGTATAAATAACAGTGCATGAAGTCAATGAAACAGTACATTCTGGAAGCGAAGTTTGGTCACACCCTTTGGATTGATCCCAAAGGTAAAGTGTACGATATGAACAGTCGTAAAGAGATTACGCATCCCAAAGGACATCCATATACGCACTATGATTGGGTTGCCGCAAACTTCACCAAGTATTTTGGCAAGACTGAACCAGATAACATGGGCAGAGTTGTCTATGACGCACCCCACGAAAAGGGATGGGCAAGAGTACGAAACAACCCACGCGAGATTGATGTCGAAGTAAATCTTTCTAAACTGACACGATCACAGAAGAAGACACTACAAGATATCGTCGATGCTGGACCTGAGTATGGTAGCAAAGGAATAAACCGTCCCATGTATGTCGATGCATGGAAAAAGGGCAAAACAAGTCGTTCTGGTGATAAATCATACAACGACTACGAAGAGATCCGGGCATTCCTCGGTGAAGTATATGCAGACTCGGGCCTCGGTAAGTGGTTCGGCAAAGGTGGTAAGGGTGGATCATCGAAGGGTGGTTGGGATCGATACAACACCAAGGGCGAGAAGGTGGGTAAGTGTGGTGACTCCAAACCCGGTGAAGGCACACCCAAGTGTCTATCCAAAGCAAAGGCAGATAAACTACGCAGACAAGGTGGCAAGAAAGCAATCGGTAATGCTGCGAAAAGAAAGAAAGCACAAGACTCGGTGCGGGATAAACCCGGAACTGGCAACAAACCAATCAACGTGTCCAATCGTATAGATAAGGACAAGAAAAAGAAGGGTATTCAGGATAGCGTTATGAAATCATTCAAGAATTATATCAGCGAGAAGAACGTACCAACCGATCCTGCTAAGTGGGCAGCATCAAAGGCGGCAGCAAAGTCCAAGTTTGATGTATACCCTTCTGCATATGCAAACGCATGGGCATCGAAGGACTACAAGAAGAAGGGTGGAGGATGGAAGAAGGCCACCAAGGAGTCAATCGAACTCGATGAAAAAATGAAGTATGATCCAAAAGCATATTATCTCCTACTCAAAGGAAAAGTATACGGACCATACAGAAACAGTGACAAGGCATTATCCGACTCGGACGGTGACGGCGAGATCAAGTTAGGGAAGGAATTGACATCTAAAGAAAAGATGAAGTTAGAGTCAGTCGAAGAGGGATGTGGTTGCGACGGAACCAACGAAGCAAAGACTGCCGCATGGAGTCGCAAAGAAGGACAGAACTCCAAGGGTGGACTAAACGCCAAGGGACGAAAATCCTACGAGAAAGAGAATCCCGGAAGTGACTTGAAAGCACCAGTATCTGCCAAGCAGGCCGCGAAGAGCAAAGGCGGTAAAGCAGCAAAGAGAAGAAAATCGTTCTGTGCCCGGATGGGTGGTATGCCCGGTCCCATGAAAGATGACAAGGGTAAACCTACCAGAAAGGCACTCGCACTCCGTAAGTGGGACTGCTAATAATTCGGCGACAACACAACGGCGGAATCAGATGCCGGAGAATCTGATTAACAGTTTAGGCAGGAAACCATCCCATAGGATGCCATCCGCGCCATGAAAGGAGACTGTTAAGATGACTTACACACCAGAGAACGAAACAGCAATTGCGTATTGGACGAGGCCACAGTACATTGACGTAAGTGGTAAGACGAAAATTGGCGTAGCAGCATACGCCCTCGAAGGAATCGAGAAGGTAGAGTTCTACCTACAATATGCTGACAAGATCCCAACACAACTCAGTGGTGATTTCAATCTAGACGGCAAAGTAAACGTCGATGATTTGAACTATATCCTCGCAAACTGGGGAACAGTTGGACCAATAGATCTCATCAAGGTACTCTCTAACTGGGGAGCAGAACAAGAAGACTCTGATCTTCTTGGTGTTGCTACAGAAGAGCGTCTCAACGAAGAGACCGGTGAACTCGAATGGTTCTTTGAATTCAACCCAGTTCAGTTCACCCACGGAGAGAGACTTCGCATCTGTGCAAAGGTCTATCCAAAGGTTGGTATCCCACTCAAACTTGAAGGATCATTCCTTGACTACCCATCAATCTGTGGACTCGATGTGTTTCCTGATAATCAGACATGGGGACCAGACTACGATCCTGCACTCTATGTAAGTGGTACAGGTAGTGATAGAACTGGTGATGGTTCTAGAGAGAATCCATTTGCCACTATTCATTGGGCAGCATACTACGATCTTGTTAAGAGTGACACCAACGCAGGTCGTGTGATTAAACTACTCGAAGGCGAACACAAACTCGCATCGAACAGTGAAGATCGTGATCTACGAACTGTGAACTCTTCGGGCATGAAGGATGATCAGTGGGTGACTATCGAATCCGCAGTCGATCCAGAACTATGCCCTATCGTTGGACAGCACAACGGCACATGGAAGTGTAAACTATACTTCAAGAATGTCCACATCGTACCCACTACAGTGGAAGATGGTGCTGAGATGTTCAATGGCGGAAGACAGAGCATGTACTGCTTTGACAACTGCCTGATCGAAGGAAAGAGTAGAGAGTCAGGTAGTGCAATGACGAAGAGTGGATCGCACATCTTCTCGATCGGTTCCACATGGAAGCGACACTTCCAACCCGCGATGCGTATCGTTGACATTCAGTCACACTATGATCTCATCGTTGGTGACATCATGCTCACTGGATACACTCACCTCGCCTCTGGTGTAACGACATCTCGTCACGGATTCTTCGTCGATGACGATGGTACTCCACCACCAGCAAGTGGAGTCCATGTAGACTTCATTCAGACACACACTGGCGGAAGATACGACGAGAAAGTTATTCAAGAGAATATCATCATACGATATTGCACGGAGTGGACACGAAGTGGCGGACAGCAATTCTTCGGTGCGTTCGGAAGAAACGATGTAGAGGAATCTGAATTCAGAAACTTCGCGTTCGTAGGAAACCGACTTGCCCATTGGGCAGGGATCGATGACGAGTTCTACCCCGGAGCAAGAGAAGACGATGGTGGTCACACCGATGGCAAGGGTACTCTCAAGGTTGGACGAGCAAGAATGTTCGCATGGGGTGTACACAACACTCGCAACTGCCTGTTCCAAGACAACTTCATGTTCGGTAAGGGTAACTGGAATGGTATTGCCACTAAGAACAAGTACACAGGAGAAGAAAAAGTAGTTTCATACCCATTTGAAAATGGTTATGGATCTCCCATGTACACCAACGTCATGTGGCGAGACAACTACCGCACACCAGATAAGGAAGAGTATTTCATGCCGACTCCCGATGCTATAACAGGACAAGGACAGGGTACACCAGAGGAACTTCGCTTCGATCCCGAAACTATGACTCTGCCTTGGACGAG